TGGCGCGGCCATTGCATTACTGTCGTGCTCTGGCCTGCCGTGACCTGAACCGAACGGGGAATGAGTTACTGTTAAGCGGAAAATTCAATTAAATCGCTTATAGCTTTTATTACAACTTTAGGAATGCCTAATATTGTGTTTCTATTTGTCCATATAGAATTAATTATATTGTACTGTTTATCAATTACATCTTTTTGGTCAAATATTATACTTCTTTGAGTTTGATTAATTATTGTCAAATCATTAAGTTTTTCTGTTGAGTCCCTTAACTTCTTTGTTAATACATTGATGTAATTTCTTTGTGATGCAATAAGTTGTTTGTGTGCATCTTCTACTAATCTTAATCTATCAATCATTTCTCGTTGTTCACTAACTGCACTATTTAATGATTTAATGATTGTGTTGTGTGCTATCTTTAACCTTTCCAGTTCATCAATCATAGTTTGTGCTTGTGATAGTTTAGTTTCTAACCTACCAATTGATTCTCTTAGATTTAGGTTTTCTTTATACATTTCATTGATTTTAACGTAACATTCGTTCCATGTATATCCATTGTCCATATTAATACTCCTTTCCAGATATTACATCAACATTATTACCCTCAGTTATCACAGAATCTATGATTTCTTTAATAATATTATCTCTAATAATTCTAGCTACAAGATCGACATCAAATTTGTAGAAAAAATATTGAGATAAACAAACTCTATACTTAAAGTTAAAATTATTAAATGATACTTTAATGTTCCATATTCCGGCTCTGTCGTACTCTGGTTCTGCCTTACCTTTAATTAAAGGATTAAGCCTTGCGACTATCATATAAGCATAGTCTTTCATATCTGATGGTTCAAAACTGGTATGGGTCGTCTGCTTCCGCATAATAAAATCTCCCTTCAATGAAATAAACGTCGAAATCGTTATCACTACCAACATATTGTTTCTTGCGATTGTGCCATTGACTGTACCTCATGGGTTCAGCGTCTACAATCACGTCTTCTATTTTAATGTTCATAAGCTACCTCCTAAAGGATAAGCTTTATAGCCTGCTCCGCTTTAACCTTCACTCTCATGCTGGTGTATCTGACGTTACCCAGCTTGAACATTTTACCCAGCCACATAAGCAACGTGTCTGATTTGCTCCGAGTAAACATCGTATTTTCCTTGTGGTCGTCGATGGTTAAGGCATAGTTAAGTGTGCATGATTTATCATACTTGCTATCAATGAAGACTAACCCTAACTTCATATCCTGCCATACTCCGTAAATCTCTTTCTCATATTCAAATGTAAACAAGTGTCTGGAGTTGCCCGTTCTATCTCCAATAAAGTTAATGTTGTCGTCCACGTAGTCGCCATGTTTTGCGTACTGTCCATAGTCGGTCTTGTCGATCATCTTAAGGAACTTACACTTGCTTTTCTTATCCTTTAGCTCCTCTGTACTCTCTGCCCATTGAAACAATACGTTTTCATTATACCATATCCCACCTTTTTCGATATATGGGATATTAAACGCTGAGTGCATATGATAAGGGTTATAGAACGATGTGTTGTTACCAAACATGAAGCAAATAACGTAGTCCCTTTCTCTGTCGATCGTGTGATATATCGATAGTAATAGGTCAGGTTCTTTCCAGCCGTTTACGTAGCTGGCGCGCTGTTTCTCTTCCAGCATATACTCGTCGAACATAAGCCATCTTACGAAGGGGAATGATCTTTTCTTAATCTTAACTGCTTCTGATAATGCAAGGCAGTAACCTAGAGTTTTCTTCTCGATCACGTCTCCGTTCTCATCTTCTATGATTAACTCCATCACCTCAGTAGTGCTCTTAATAGGCTGGTTCGGAAACTCACACGCTAGGACTTTAGCGAATGACTTTTCAAGTATGCCGCCTTTCTTTTCCTCCTGAGTCCTGCATATATAGACAAATTCTTCACCGTTGTTTAATGCTCTTTCAATGAAGTAGCCTTCCGCTGTGTATGTCTTACCGATCGAACGTTCACCGTTTATAAAGTTGAAATTGCGCTGATAAGGTAAGATGTCTTTAATGTTCCAATACGGAGCACCATATTTCATTGCTTCACCTCCATTTAAAAAGGTTACATACTCGCTGACCACAGGTGCTATCCCGAACGGTAATGTCAGCGGATTTCACCCCGTAGCGTCCAACATTCCTAGTCAACTAAACTATGTAACCTTCATGTTTTATGCTACCATACTTTATTATGTTTGTCAACTCTTTCTTACCAAAATATAAACCCAAAGAATATTAGCGGTTATAACTCCTGCACAAAACCATGTCAATTCCATTTTTATGCTCCTTTCTTAATCGTGAATGGAATGTCGTTCAGGACGATTCCTCCGTGAACGTGTTGCATTCCTAGCTTACCGCTGTATACGCTACCACTTCTAAAGTTATCCCATGTAACGTGTTCATAGCATCTTTCTGGCATACCTGCACAAGTGATGTGTAACTGCCCGTCGATCTCCTCGACATAGCTTTTCTGTCTGATAAATCTAGCCCGAGTGAATGTGCTTTCATGTTTCCATGCTCCTAGCTTTGTTGCATCGATCTCTAACTCTGCCGGAATCTCCGTGCCTGTTAAGTGCAAGCTGTCTGTATCTGCATAAACAAACCGATCATAAACCTTCTGAGCCGAACTGATTGTTTTGTATCTAGCCCATGCAGTAATGAATGTTCCCACAGGTATGTAGATTGGGTCTCTTGTTTCTTCCTTTCCTAACTTATATTTAATGATTCCATCGTGGTAGAATGGTATCTTAGACTGAACATGTGGATTCAATGCGAATTTACCGTACAATGCATTTAACATAAGTTTGGCTAGAGCACGCATAGCCTTGTTCCCGTTCTTTGTACTTTCTACTTTAATGGTGTTCCACTTGTCGATATACTCCTTGAACAATCCCACTGTTGACTTAAACTTCCAGCCGCTATGATACGTTATGTTAAACACGTCATAATGTTCTAAGAATAACTCTAAGTCTACGTTTGTTAAGCACAGCGTAACATCTTCACCATTACTAGACTTTAGATATTCGGTTGGAATAAACGATAGGTTATTCTTAAGTTGTATAGTTGGTATGTGGTTAGGTTTAAGTTCAAATTGGCACGTTATCATCTGAATGTAAAGATTGTAAAGCTTATCTTCCTTGTACTTACCTTTAAAGTAAATCCCCTCTCCGTATGGTAAAGGTTGGTAATACATTACAGATGGATAAAGGCTATTTACATCTAAGACTATGCCTTCTTCCAGATCGACCTCTTTAAATCTATCCGCTAGGTATGTAAATCCGCCCTTGTATGACTGTCTGATGTCTGCGTCGTAATCTGGGATAGGGAACCATTTCGCAAAGTTCTTTGTGCCTACGGTACGTTTGTAATCATATAGAGCGTTGCTACCCTGTGTCATTTTGGTTAAGCCTTGTTCAAACAAGGTGTGAAGCGCTCGTGCTACGATATCAACGTCATTTCTTAAATAGTCAACTTCATGTGGTGTGAGTATGTGTCCTACTTCTCTATATTCGTCGTAATCAATCTCAAGTTTGCTAATAGGTAATCCAAATCCTTTAGCAATATCCGCAACGCTGAAAGGTAGTATCTTTAAGGAGTCATACACTGTAGTTACGCATCGAGTCTTTCCTTTGCGGAACCAACATATTTCCATTGAATAGAACTGACCCTTGTCACTGATAAGCGTTGTGAATGTGTTTGTGTCTAAGTCTCTTCTATCTTCTACGAATTTAAATCCATGTTCAAATAACCAACACAGTATAAATTCTCCGTCGAACTTGAGGTTATGGAAGTATGTAGTTACTGACCCCTGTTCCTTGCACCAGTTAAGAAAACCTCCAATATCGTTTCCATATATGAAGTTGTCAGGGTTCCCGATCTCGCATATCCCATAAGCCCAAACTCTACAATCTAAGTGGTCGGTAGTTGTTTCAAAATCCGCTGTGTATAATGCCATGCAACTTACCTCCCTGTACTACAGTTACTCTATGCTGTCAAGATATTCATTAAGATGTTCTTCCATACTCTCTATGATTACTTCCATTTCCAGAGGGTCGTATATAAAGTCTATCTGTAATACAGGGTCGTTGTAATACATTTCCACTAGCGTTTCAGCCGGTATCTTAGAGGCTAAGTCTATTAAGGTTCTGCCTTTCTCGCCGAATGCGTTGTTTAATCCTTTGAGCAGATTTTCCTTATATCTCTGTATCTTATCGTATGAGTAACTGTCTTTAGCCTGCTTCTCTACGCTTTCTACAAACTTAGCCCAATCTCGTTTTGAGATATTCTCCAAATCCTTCCTTTTAGGTAAGAGGTTATTCTCCCGAATCGTTCGCATGGTTCCCTTTTCGGTAGAGGGAGCCGCTTTCTTAAGTTCTGCTCTCCTACGCGCATTGATCGCGTTAATCTTAATGGTAAGTTCTTTCTTCTCGTATGCGGTAGTCTTGACTCCCTCTTTAGTAACGATCGGCTTCTCTGCTCCCTTTTTGAGAAATCGCTTTAAGGATTTTATCTCATTCTCTAAATCTCTTCTTGTTTTTACTCCTGCCCTAATCTCCTTTGTGGAGGCTTTAGGAGGGAGAAATTCGTCTAACTCTGGTACTTGTTTTAGAAGACGCGTTCTCTTAGCGTTGTAACTCCTTACGGCGTTTGCTAACTTTTTTGTGTCAGAGTCGCGCCACTTAATATTATATTGTTTAGGCATGTGTATTCTACCCCTTTGCACGTGATGTAGAAGCCTCTTGTTTCTACCTTGCTATAAAGCACTATATCACATAAGGTAGGAACCTCAACGGAAACACCGAACCGCCTACTTAAAGAAGTGTTGAGAGTATGGCGGTTCTCATAAAGCTTTTCTGTGAACTTCTCTAAATGGTTCTTACTAGAGAAGTAATACGTAACGTCACCCACTCTGATGATATATGGGCTTATCTTTAATGAGTATACAATCCCATTTCTTGTAATCATATTGAAAATAGGGCGGCGATTATTTCGCCGCCCATTCTCCTTTCTTACCTATTTAAAATCAACGTCGAATGTAAGCAGTTTTCTATCACCTTTGGTGATTTGCTTTACAACGAGGGGAAGGGGTTCCTCCCATGTAGGTGCACCGAACACCTGAATGATCTTTTTGACCGCGCTGTAAACGCCGCGAGATACAGCCTGATAGCCCGTTCCGTCTTTGTCGATGATAACGATACGCGGACACTCTTCACTCTGCCCCGTCTGCTGATTGGTACAGGTAACGACCTCACAGTAAAGGTCTTTAGCCTCAATCGTCATGTTGATACAGTCGCCTACACGTTTTTCAGGGTTGTTCATCGCTTTGAATAATAATGCCTTTTCGGCTGGCGTGTTGGCCACCATACTACAGAATGTCGTCTCGCGGCTGGTTAAGTCAGCCACAAAGTCTTTGTTATCGTCCATCGTAATAACAGCTGTCTGCTGAGGAGTTGCTAATGCGTAACTCTCGTTCTCGAATGGTGTACCGTTCTCTGCTACCTGTGTGAAATCCTGTCCTGCTTTTTTCATTTTTAAATTCTCCTTTAGATTTTTTCTCCCCGTCATGCCGGTAGGTCAGCAAATTTGTTTTAAGTTTAGTTTTACTTTCTCTGAGACGCTGGTCTTTCGATTGGTTCGCTGTAGGCCATGAATGTTTCGAAACTCATTCCCCTAACCTCTTCTACGCTGTCGATTCCGAGAACTACAACGGCCATAACGTTTTTGTACTCAGCCTTAGCAATCTTTAAAGCCTTTTCAGGTGAAAGCTTTGCTGTGCCGACCTTTACGATAGGTAATAACTCTGTCGTAATAACGGCTCCGTTATCTACCTTAACCTCTGCTACCCTAATCGTGTTCGTGATGATACTCCTTGTAAAATCTGCCTTTGCCATGTTTGTTACTTCCTTTCTTTATCTTGTTTTAATTTACTTTGTTACTATAAATATTATAGCATACTTTGGAAGAAAATGCAATAGCTTTTTTCCATTTTCTTCATATTTCTTCCAAAAGTTTCCGCGATATGTTATAATGAGATATAGGAAATATGAAGGAGGTGAAGCGGTGGACGTTAATGCAATAACTCAGTTAGTAGGTAGCTTGGGATTTCCTATCGTGTGTTGCGGGGCTTTATTTTGGCGTATGATTAAATCAGACGCACAGCACAAGGAAGAGATGGATAAAATCAGTACATCTCTTAACAATAACACGGAGGCGCTTTTAAAGCTGACAGAGAGGTTAGGGAGGGAGGATTAGAAATGACAGTCACAGCATTTAATTTACCAGAGACGGTGAGCGTATCCTTTTTGGTAATAGCAGGGCAGTTCGGAAACGGTGAGGACAGGAAACAGAGATTAAAAAAGGCAGGCTACAATGCGGAAGAAGTTCAGAAATGCGTTAATGATTTGCTTCCTATTCTTAATAGGTATGGAGGTTAGTACTATGGCAAGTATTCAGACAGCTTATGAATGGGCTATAGAGAAATGCAACGCTCCGAATATCGGTTATAGTCAAGCATATCGCAATCAGCGCACGGTAAACGGGATAACATATTATGATTGTTCGTCATTTATATGGTATGCGTTAATGGCTGGAGGATTTGATGTGGTTAGGGCTAATGGTGGAGACACTTGGCCTTTTACTACTGGAACTATGGCACGAGGTTTAAGCCTGTTAGGATTCACGAAAATGCCGATCACACAGCCTTGGAAAGCTGGTGACGTGTTAATACGCACAGGCCATACGGAAATGGCTTTTGATAGTAACCATACCATGGGCGCACATAGTAGCAGAGTTCCCTTAGGTCAGCAGGTCTCTATTAACTCTAATCCCTCTAAGTCAACCGACTGGCTAGAGCTTTGGAGATATGGGGCAGGAGCACAAAGTGAATGGATTAAGGGTAACTACTGGCTATCTATGGGAGAAATGCAGAACAACGCATTAATTATATTCCGGTACTTACTAGCGCGTGGTTGGACAGTCGAAGCTATTTCCGGTATGCTTGGCAATATGCAGGTAGAGAGCCACATTAATCCGGGGGTTTGGCAAGACCTTAATCCTAACCCAAAACTCGGTTGGGGGCTTGTACAGTGGACACCATCTACTAACTTCACAGATTGGGCTAGTGCACATGGGTACGCAAACGATGATGGAGATGCACAGTTATTATGGATAGATACAGAAACCGTCAATTACGGACAGTGGATTCCCACAAGTAAATATCCTGAATCATTTAATCAATTTAAGGTTAGTACGCAAACGCCTGAATACCTCGCAGATTGTTTCCTTAAGAACTTTGAAAGACCCTCTGAAATAGACCAGCCTATACGACAAACTTACGCTCGTTACTGGTACGATTGGTGGGAAGGTTCCCCCGTTCCACCGCCTAACCCTAAGCCAGAACCGGATTGGAAACCATCAATGCCGATATGGTTCGCTTTAAGAAAGTTTTAAATGCTTCATGTGAAACATTAAGAAAGGAGAAATAATGGCAGTTAGAAAGAAAGATGAATTGTTAAGTGCAATTCGCGCAAGGCTGGGAGAAGATACCAGTGATGAAGCTATATCTTTAATTGAGGATTTTCACGACACCTTAAACGATTATGACAGTAGGGTAGGTGAAGACTGGAAATCAAAATATGAAGAGAATGATAAGACATGGCGGCAGAAGTACAGAGACAGATTTTTCCAGTCACCCTCTAAAGATGAAGGCGAAACTACTCCAGCGGAGGTAGTTTCTGACAACGCCGAAGATTTAGAGACTGAGGGCGAGGAAAAATCATTTGATTCTTTATTCACTGAAAGGAGTGATAACAGTGGCTATTAAACCAAAGAACGTAGATTTAACAGCAAGTAGCGTGGAAATCCTTAACCAGATCAGGGAGGGTTCCAGCGCGGCATATCAGAAAGCAATCCCTAAAGCGGCAGGTAATACTGAGAGTATCCGTAAAATCGGTGGTATCATGATGGATTACGAACCGTTACAGAACGAGTTTTTAAGCGCCCTGTATAACCGTATTGGTAGGGTTATTATTAGTTCCAAAATGTATTGGAACCCATGGGCACCATTTAAAAAAGGTCTTATGGAGCTGGGCGAAACAGTCGAGGAAGTATTTGTAAACATTGCTAAAGCACATACCTTTAATCCCGAGGTAGCAGAAACAAACTGGATGAAACGGCAGATTCCTGACGTACGCGCCGCCTTCCACACGATGAACTATCAGAAGTTTTACAAAGCTACAATCAGTAATGACCAGTTAAGGCAGGCATTCTTGTCATGGCAGGGAATTACCGATTTAATCGCTAAGATTGTAGATAGCATGTATACGGCTCATAACCTTGACGAATTCAATGTAATGAAATATATGCTTGCTAGAAACATTCTTAATGGACAGCTTTACCCGTGGACAGTTCCGGCTATTACAAAGGAGAGTGCAAGCGATATCGTTACCGAGATCAAAGCTATCTCAAATGAGTTGGTTTATGATAAGCCAACTTACAATCTTAACGGGGTATATACTCATTCCCCTAAGAACGATCAGTTCATCATTACTACCGCAAGGTTTGATGCTATCATGGACGTAAACGTTCTTGCTTCTGCTTTCAATATGGAAAAGGTAGAATTCATGGGTCACAGGGTACAGATCGACGGGTTCGATCAGATCGACGAGGTAAGAATGGCGGAACTGTTTGCCGACGATCCGGCGGCAGGTTATGTTCCTTTAACAGATGAAGAGAAAGCGGCTCTTAAGGCAGTACCGGCAGTATTAATCGATAGAGATTACTTCATGATTTTTGACAATCTTTACAAGTTCACTGAGGACTACAATGGCGAAGGTCTCTACTGGCAGTATTGGTATCATGCGTGGAAGACGTTTTCGAGTTCTCCATTTGCAAATGCAGTTATTTTCGTACCGGGTACTCCGGCTGTAAACAGTATCACTCTTTCACCTGCTACTGCTACGGTTAATAAAGGTAATATGTTACAGCTTAATGCGGTGGTTGAAACTACAGGGTTCGCGCCGAAAACGGTCGTATGGTCTGTCAACAGTGAGTTAAGTACGATCAGCCAGAATGGTTTACTGTCTGTAGGTGCAAACGAAACAGCGGCAAGTTTAACCGTAACAGCTACATCTACGTTTGATAAAGAAAAGACAGGTACAGCAACTATCACAGTCCCAAGCGTCTAACTCTATCTATTCAGAATGTGTTTCTTACCGACGGTGGCGATCTCGTTATGACTTACAACGAGGGTTCTGGGTTCACCGTCGGAGAAATGAGAATAGATAGTGAAGGTGACTTATGGGCAATCTATTATGACGAGGGCGGTAATATGTATATAGCACCAAACACTAACATAAGGGTTCTGAAAAATGTTCCTCTGGATAACACCTACAGAAATACAATCTATTTTGGGAATGCTACCAATCAGCTTAATTATTTCTTAAGCAAGCAGAAGTATGCATTCAATAACCAAACGTATCAGAGGGTAAACAATGGAGTCATGACATTAAATCGTTCAGCAGACGATCTATACGATTGCAATTATCTCATGTTCCAGAATCCGTCTTATGGAAACAAATGGTTCTATGCTTTCATCTTAAGCGTGGAATATATTGGCAACACAACGGCAGAAGTCAGATTCGAGATAGACATTATGCAGACATGGCACTTTGATTACACAGTCAATATGTCATTTGTTGAAAGGGAAATGAGCGTTACTGATAAAGTAGGTGACAATCTTGTGCCTGAGAATCTGGAACTTGGCGAGTATGTCTACAAAGATTTAGGAATCTCTTCCTTATTTACATTGTATCAGATTATTGTGGCGGCTACCTTTGACGAAAACTTAGAGGACGCTACAGGTGGAATGTATGGAGGCGTATACTCAGGTCTTCATTACAACGTGTTTAGCACGTGGCAATCAGCCAGCACATTCATAGCAGATGCAACGGAACAGAACAAAGCCGATGGTATCGTTTCCATATTTATGTTACCAGTAGCATTTACCGCTGACTATCAGGCTACCATTCCAGAAGCTTTCACAATTGAACGGGATAAACATCTATCAGATATTGATGGCTATATCCCTAAAAACAACAAGCTTTTTACTGCTCCGTATAATATGCTTTACGTCACTAACAATGAGGGAGGAGCCGCAAACTATCCGTTCGAATATTTCAGTACGGATAACTGTACCTTTAAGGTCACAGGTGCTATGTGCTGTACGCCTGAATGCATGATTATTCCTTTAAACTACAAGGGAGTGGCAAACAACTACAACGAGAAGCTAACTATTGGTAACTTTCCTCAGTGCGCTTTCACAGTGGATACCTTTAAAGCATGGGTCGCACAGAACCAGAACCGCATTGCATATGACGCGGCTATCGGTATCGCTCAGACAGTAGGAGGAGCGGCCGCCATGTATGCTACCGGAGGTTTAGCAGGAGGCGGCACAGCCATGGGAGGGTTCGAAAAAATCTCAAGTCTTGTGGCTACAGCGGCGGATAAGTCCACACTTCCACCACAGGCAAGAGGAGGCGGCGGCTCTATCATCAACATGGCAAACCAGATTAAGGGGTTCCAATTCTTCTACGCGTATATTCGTGCGGAATTTGCACAGATCATAGACAACTATTTTAACGTTTATGGTTACGCTACACATAGAGTCAAAATCCCTAACCGAGTTATTCGGCCTCACTGGAACTACGTCAAGACTCAGAACGTAAGCTTAACTGGTTCTGTACCAGCCGACGACATGGCAAGGTTAAGACAGATATATGATAACGGAGTAACGTTCTGGAGAAATGGAAATGAAGTTGGAGACTATTCACTCGATAACAGACCGAGTGCAACTTAAGGAGGTGAGGACATGGGAAGAGGTAAGAAAGCAAAATGGGAAAGTGCACTGTTAAATAACCGCACCTACCTACAGTATTACAATAGGCTGTTAGAGTTAGCAATCAATATGTACGAGTGGAAGAACCTTCCAGATACCGTAGATGAAAGGTTCCTTGAACTGACCTTATTCTCGGACGGCATGGCAGTTTATTTCCGTGATGAAATTCTCGGAGACTTATGCTTGCAAACAATGATTGGCGGTAATCTGGACGTGTACAGAATTCCTATGGAACGTACAGCTTACGCCGCAAACGGCTATCAGGTAAGACTTGACCCGACTAACAGTGTCATTATCTTTAACAACTATACTCACACTAACAGTATGCTAGATATCGAAATGTATGCACGCAGACTGTACAACATCGAAAGAACCATCGACGTTAATGTTAATGCACAGAAAACGCCTGTCATGGTGATCGGCTCAGAAGCGCAGAGATTAACTCTTAAAAATCTTATGATGCAGTATGACGGCAACGAACCCTTCATCTATGGTGATGATAAACTCAGTGTGAACGCACTTAACGTGTTGAGGCTTGACGCTCCATATGTAGCTGATAAGCTTAACATACTTAAGCGGCAGATATGGAATGAAGCATTAACCTATCTGGGAATCGAGAACAGCAACACAGAAAAGAAAGAACGCCTTGTTACAGATGAGATCACAAGCAATCTTGGAGGCGTAGAAGCGCAAAGATTCTGTAGGTTAAACGCACGAAGGAAAGCGGCAGATCAGATTAATGCAATGTTCGGAACTAACATCACTGTAGATTTCCGTGAGGAAAACAAAGTGAAGTACTTTGATGAAGCCGAAGACGAGGAAAAGGAGGATACCCAGTATGAGTAAATACACCACAGAAGTACGCTTCATCTGTGAAGAGGCGGCAGGTCTTACGTCATCGGTAGGTTACTTAGGAGTGAACGATGTAATTAACACAGCGTTACCAAAAGTATTCAACTTTGATTTCCCGATCTTTGACGAGGCGTACAGACCTATCCTTGAAAAGAAAATCCTCAAACATTATTACACTCGTGAGATCGGTCTTGAAACAGTCGGCTTGTGGAAATTGTTTCTGGATACTAAACTTAACGAGATCATGCCGTATTACAATCAGCTTTACAAATCGGAGTTAATCTCATTCAACCCGATGTATGACGTGGACTTAACAAGAGATCATCAGTTAAAGCGCTTGGAGGATATTAAGGAAACTGGTACACAAGCTTCTGATACCAGCCGTAACGGAACAAGCGATACCACTAATACACAGAACAGAAATGCTACGACAAATACCACCGGAAACAAAACAGGTACTACGCATGATTCATCTTTAACCACAGATCATGGAACTGCCAATCAGGATATCTCAAATCATAAGACAGCGCATGGCACAAACGGAGATACCACAGACGTGACCACGACAGTCTCCCATGTTGATAAATTTTCGGATACTCCGCAAGGTGCTTTGGACGGCTTGAAAAACGATACTTACATGAGTGAAGCGCGCATAGTGGACGACACTAACACAAGTAAAACCGTTGTAAGTGGAAGTGATGATATCAACGAGGATAACACGGGAACTACCACAACGGAAACAGATGCTTCATCTGATACCACAAGTGACGGAAGAACCACCGAGAATGAAACTGTAAACACAACTAACACTGACAACATGAGCGCTACCGGAAAGGTAACGAATGTTGATAAGGAAAATAGGAGCGCCACACAGAACACTAACAAGAACCTTAACTCCATCGATGATTATATCGAACACGTTACAGGCAAAACAAGTGGAGTATCCTACTCAAAGTTACTTAACGAATTTAGGGAAACATTCCTAAATATAGATATGCTTATCATCAATGACCTGAGCGATCTATTCATGAACTTATGGTAAAGGAGGCCACACTATGATTGGAAGTTTCACGGAAGTAAAACCCCTGTTTTATTGGGTTCAGCACATCTTACCTTTGGTATACGACGATTCACTGTCTTACATGGAGTTATTAGGTAAGGTGACAAAGACTCTTAATGAGTTGGTAGAGAATAACAATCTTCTGCCTGACTACATTATGGAGTTAATTAAAGAGTATATCTCAAGTGGTGAGATTGAGAAGGTACTCGCGGAAGTGTTAGCAAACTATATGCTTAACGTTAAGTTCCCACCCAAAGGACTTACTCCAGCAGTAGGCGACGGCTCAGCAGATGATACCGAAGCAATTCAGGGCTGTATCAATTACGCCTACCAGAATGGAGGCATGGCGGTTTATTTCCCGTCTGGCTCTTACTTAACACAGCCGCTTACACTTAATGAAAAGGTAACGCTCTTTGGTCAGGATAGGTACACAACACGTATCGTAATGAAAGGTGGAGCAACGAAGCCTCTTTTCACGGGTACAGTCGATGAAATGAGTTTAACGGGATTGGGTTTCGATGGCAACATGGATATTCAGGTAAACAACGTTAATCTGTTTACCATCACTGTTAATTCCGCGATCATCACAAACTGTTTGCTCACAGATGGATACGACTTACTTAACATCACAGTAAACAATGAGTTACAGTTAGATAACATCTTATTCCGTCATGCAGTAGAAAACGCACTGGTAGTTGGTGGCGCTGGTTATGTGCAGGGAGACAATCTTATCTTCAAATCACTATCTACCTTAATCGGAAAGAACTATGTTGTACTCAACACAAACAAATCTATCCTTGAGGAAGTGAAATGTTTTGGAGCGGCTCCGAATGGTGTGTTAATCGGTGGTAACAGCAACGTAGTTAATATGTGGTGCGAAGCGTGCCAGACTCCTTATGTGGATAATGGCACTAACAACACGATTCATGTATATAACGTCATGGAAGATGAGAAATTCACTGGTAATGTAACTCAGTATATCGGTGATTCTCTTACTCAGACCGTAGTGGCTGGTAAAACTCTTGCGGCTGGAAACGTTAAAGATACAGCAAATGGAACACGTGATGAAAGTACTACCGGAAATAAAACTGAAACTGTAAATGGAAATGATACTGAAACAGTAGGCGGTGATAAGAAAGAGACAGTCAGCGGTTCTAAAAGTGTTATAGTTACTCTTAGCTTAGACGAGAATATCGGAACTAATAAAATCTCCGTAATTAAAGGTACAAATACTGAAACCATCACGGGTCTGAGCACGGAGAACGCAAACGGCGGTAAAGCGCTGATATCAACCGACTACAACGAGAATGTAATTAACAGAAACATTACAGCCGCTAAAATCGAGGAAACTCTCACGGGCAACAAAACTGTAACAGCGGCTAACATTACCGAAACTGTTTCAGGAGATCGGACGATTAACGGAGGAGATATTACTCATACAGGTGACAACATTACCACTCATGCTAAAGTCGATCTTGACGAACAGACAGACGGCAACAAAGTTATGAGGGTAACAGGTACTATCAATGAAACCACTGGGGCTAAAACAGAAAACGTCAATGGTGCTCACACTGAAACAGTTACAGGCGCTAAAACAACGACTGCCGGAACTGTTGATATGACCGCTACGAACGGAGAAACCCACAGGGGTAAACGCATGAGTATACTTACGAACGATGCTTTACAGTATTCATTACCTACCAGTAATCCAAACGAAACTAAATTTTTTGATAGTATTCCTATGATTGATGTTAACGGTGTCGGATATGATTTAGCCGTTTACAATGATAATACAAAAACTCTTGACGGACTTTTAGAAAATTATTATGCTAACGTATTAGATTATGGGGCTGATAATACAGGAGTTAATGACTCTTCCGCGCAAATACAAGCGGCTGTTGATTCCGACAAGAGTGTGATTGTTTTTCCGGCAGGAACTTACTATTTACACAGTTCTAATGTAAAAATTCCATCTAATAAGCATCTAATTGGATATGGCGCTAAAATTATTGGGGATAACGATGCAACTAATCAGCGCAATTGCTTTATTAATAAGTCAGATGGAATTACCGGAGGTCACGAAGCTAATGAAAATATAATTATTGAAGGTTTTGATTTTTCTTCAATAATGGATAATGTAACTGCCTTTACTACTGTTGCATTAGGACATTGCAATAACTGTCGAATATTTAATTGTACGTTTCATGATATCCCCATGTTCCACTTTATTGAAATTAATAGTTCAAAATCAATTTATATTGATAACTGCTATTTTTACAATTATGGATCTACAAAAGGAACAATTAACGAAATGATACAATTAGATGTAGCTGTTAATTCTGATACATTCCCATGGTTTGGACCATATGATGAAGCTACTGACGATGATATTCACATAAGTAATTGTAGCTTTATTGGAAACGATGTATATTCGGAAATGGCAGGAAATTTTACGCCTTATGAACCATCTTGTATTGGAAATCATTACGGCGGTGACCTTGTTCACAGAAACATTTTTATTGAAAATTGCTATGCCGAGCGTGTAGGTTGTTTGGTTAAATTACTCGGTTCTCAAAAAGTAAATATAACAAATAATCAGGTATATAATGCTAGAGGAGCAGTTTTCTTTCTTAACGACTGGAACTCAATAACCGTAGCAAATAATATTTTCGTGGGTTCATTATATGATAATAATACCTCTTCAAGAGGTGTGGCAATGCTTAATTTAGGTGGAACTCATCAAAATGCAAGGATTACTGGAAACCATTTAAGAGCGTTTAATTATGGTGTTACCCCTCAGGGTGAAAATGTCCTTGTGTCTAATAACAATATCAGACAGTGTAAATGCGGTATAAGAACTGGTTATGCGGCTAATTTCACAAATATATTAAATAATGAAATAGCCGGAAGTACTCAACAGGATATCTTACACTTACCAGAAGCACTTAATCCTAACGAAGGAACTACTTTTATCACTGGTAATCAGTGTGTTGGAGAGATACTTATTAGCAATAAAAATGAAATGTTACCTAGTTGGGTTACGGTAACTAATAATAGTGCAGGCAGTTTTAACGTGTTAGATTATACATATGTTATTGATATTAATAATATATCGAATTATTCTTATCAGGGCGTTTTACATGAAACTATTGCATCTAAAGATTTAACTGCTAATCAGTGGAACAGCATAGGCACTATAGCATTGCCTAAAAATGGAAATTATCTTGTCTTTGGAGCAATTACTATAGTGGGTTCGATAGTACCAGAAGAAGGAATGTATTTAACTACACGAGGTAATGTTAATTCTATTCCATCATCTTCTTATTTTGCAAAAGGAGATAAAGCTTATACAACATTATGCGCATTCTTTGTAAGTGGTACCGTACCTGTTACTCCAGAATTACAGTGCTATCCTTCTGCTAACGTTAGTATAAATTCAGCAGATTTATGGGCGATAAGATTAAATTAAAGGAGGTAAATTATGGCTGATATGTATGATAATTACCGTATGGTAGAAGAAGTTAAAGAAAGAGCAATTAGCAGAGGCTCAAGTAGCACAGAGTTCGAAAGCTATGACAGAGTAGCTAAAATTGAGTTTAACGACGGGCGTGAAAAAGATCTTGTTGATTTTGGAGATTACCACCCAAATGGTAAATAAAGCTTGACATTAACCCTCTTGTATGGTATACTTATTATAGTAACAAATAAGTAAATCAAACAGGAGGGTTAAAGAAATGACAAAAAGAGAAGAAAGGTATACAGAATTATTAACAAGTGTGCATCATTTATCAAACGCAATATCATTAACCGATGATAAGGAAGAAAAGAAAGAAATTTTGAGAATGATTAACAAAATAAATGTAATTGTAAGAAAAATTGACACAGAAGTAATGTTCGGAGAATAAGGAGGATTAAAATGAAAACATGGATTGACGCTTACACCAGAATTAATGAATTGTTTAAAGAAAACATTGATTTTGGAGGAAAACATGAGAAACATTAGATTTCGTGGAAAACAAATTGATGGGGCTAAGTGGATAGAGGGGTATTACGTGAGGTGCAGAGGGCATCACTACATTCTGCCAGTGTATGATATTGACGAACGCTATACGGATTGGATAGAGGTAGACGTTATCACGGTATGTCAATATACTAGTCTCTTAGACCATTATGCAAAGAAGATTTTTGAGGGCGATATTATTTCTTTTGAGGACACTGGAGAGGAAGGATACGAATATAAAGAGGGATTTGATTTTACAAATAGAGCTGTTGTTGTGTGGAATAATGGAAGGTTTGAGTTAGGCAAATTTTTATGTGATAACAGCGAAGTGGTGGAGTTAATGAATAATTGTCATGAAGACTTTTGGAACGCATTAAAAGATTGTCGGGTAATTGGAAATATCTATGACAATCCGGATTTACTTAATCCACAAAACTGATATTTGAACGATAAAGAAAGGAGGCCGGAGCGGTGCGCACCGTTGACGGGATATCCCGGCTCCTTTCAAAGATGGAAAAGAAAGAATTAAAAGACTTAAAAGAACAAGTTAATACTCTAACAGGTTTTATTAATTATATTCATTAACCCCAACCCCTTCCGCTTAACAGTAACTCATTCCCCGTTCGGTTCAGGTCACGGCAGGCCAGAGCACGACAGTAATGCAATGGCCGCGCCAGTACCGTAACCGACAGACGCTCAGCTTTCAGTAATGGAATGCAAGCGCACGGTCAGTTCCCCATCGGGGGGAAGTTATGGTTAAGCGGAAAATAGTTCAATATCCC